GCGGAGTACGAGTCTGCATAGGGGGCTCACCAGAAAACCCACCCATTTGAAGCTGCTCCATCAAAGCCCGTATCCGAGCCTGCTCAGGAGTCATCTGCTGAGGAGAAGGAATATTGCCGCCAAAACGAGTTTTACGGCGTCCCGGAGGCTCGCCATAATCTTCATCGCCGGGATACGGCAAACGTTCTCCATTGGGTCCAATTGGCATAATAACTCCTAAGAAGATGCCTTACCGGGCATAGACGACAAACGGTTCATCATCGCACGTTCACGAGCCTTCCTTTTCATCTCCTCATCAGACATGTTTTCATTCTTCTGAGGGGCCAAACGATTGCCCATAGTTGACTTATCTCGGTACATTATCCAATTCTCCTCATCAAAGCATCTTTTCGTGCAGCAGCTTTGTTGTCCCGCATTGTGTAACCCGCCCTATCAGTAACCTTACCAACAGTTGGCATAGGACGTCCACTCCCATAATGCTTCTTTCCAGCAGCATACGGGTTGAAACCACCACCGCCTTGAGCGGGTTGACTAAACTGAAGCCTGACTTGGTTCATTACGAAATTTCCTTAGAAACAGTTTGCTTGGGATTAACATACGTCATCAATGAAAACAGTCTAACAGGTGCAGTAGAAGTAGATCCGTCTGTTTGAAACCCTACACGAAAATAAATTTGCCTAAACCGTAAAGACTTCAAAAACTTGATAAACGTTCTCGTTAGAGAGTTACCCGACACACTAATATCTGTTTGTGTCGAAGGTGCCTCAGTTTGCGGTTGGCCCCACGTAAAGTCACGCAAAGAACCCCAATCACCGCCGTCATAAAGATCCTGCCACGACACAGCAAACGAATATGTTACAGGGTAAGCAGTACCCTCAACGCTGCCTCGGAATGTTGCGTCCAAGCCCCACCAAAACAAACGCTTGTAAATAGAACTTGCCTGGTAATTAAAGTTTTTAGTTTCGACAACACATTCCATGTCCTCCGTCGCCGTACCCACAGCATCCGTAATGAACAAAGTAGGTGTTATACGCGACCCTCCCGAAGCAACAGCTGCAGAACTATGTGTTATTGCAACAGGTACTTCTTCGTTACCTGACTCGCGGCGCACAACCTTGCCGACAGCCCCAAACTCAGTAGACTTCCACGTAGTCCAAGTCCTAGTTCGCAAACTATAAACATACGTTGTGTCGTAAAAACTAAAAATAAGTCTTCGGTTAAACTCCGACACAGCAAACGGCAAATAAATACCTGACGTAGTATTTGCGCGAAAAGGAACTTTTACGTTAATTTGCGAAGCACGATTATTTGTAAACTCGTAAGCTTTGTCCTCGTGCATAAAATAAATTTCGCTCTCAAACTGGTCAAGAGCTTCCTTAGAGTTCAAACCCACATTAGGAACAACCAAAGAAACAACAGCAGCCGCCGGGTCCGAAGTATATTGCAAACCATAAATAGAGTTCACCCGAAAAATAAGCAAAGTATTAAAGTACACGGAAAGCTGAACAATGTTCTGCCCATCCCCGGTACCAATATCCACAAAATCGTTAGTTGCCTGCCACAAAGAAGGATCCGCAAGTGTCCGAGATCGGTACAGCCGAGTACCCTGGTTTGTGCTGTCCTTACCCTCAGAAATCCACAAACGCCCCTTAAACGTCACAATGGACTCTCCCAAAGGCATGTTGTTATCTGCAACAAAACCACCGCTAGGGTCCCAATAACCACCAGGCGTCAAACTACCCACAGAGGCCGTAATCCAAGCCTGGTCGTCATACTGCACCATTGCAGCACCAGAAAAAGTACTAGTAATAAGAGTCCACGTGTTGCCGTCAAAATAATATGTAGAGTTTTTACCGTCACTTGCCAGCAAATACGAGGTACCCGAAGCCGTGTAATAGTAACCCAAAATATTAATATTGCCTGTCGCGTCCAAAGGAAAATCAACACCCAAATCTTCAATAGGTGGGCGCGATTTCAAAGAACCATCAAGATCCAACTCAAAATTTTCACAAACAGTAAGTTCGTTATCAGCAATAGAAGTAGGGTCGCTGAAAGTATTAAGGCCGCCAATAAAAGGCCCTACCTGTATAGGCGCTCCTGGCATAGCTTCCCCTAAATAAGCTCGTAAACGGTGCCTTTTTCGTAGGTCATAGTTTGACCCAACATTTCACTCTGCCCGCGTTCCGCAATACTGTTAGCAAACTCAGCCTGCTTCGCAGCCATCATCTCCGGGTTCTCATCCATCTCATAAGCCCGCATCAAAACATAATTCACAACATCAGTAAAACAATCGTCAGGAACCGACAACACATCCGTAGCAGTAGTCGTCACATCAGTAGGCTTCGCAAAATAACGAATCGTCATCGTATAATCTTTATCCGGTTTAGGCCACAACGTAATATCCCCAGCCCACGTGTACCAAAACTGTGGGGCACCCGTTTCCGTAAACTCAGGATCAGCCAAAGAAATACTCTCCTCAGCCTGAGCAATATTGATGTTACCAATCCTGCGACCATTCAAAGACAAACTAGCCACATCATTAATCAACGGAGTAACCCCCGCAAGGCTATACGTGTACGTACCCGCAGTAATAGAAATAGTTGCTACAGATGGAATAACCCCGGCGGCTTCCGCAATTTCGTTTTGTGCGTCGTTAATCCAACGAACAATGTCGTCGTTGGTTAGTTGCACACCAGATTCGTCACCGAAAGCACGTTTTACGTAGTCGTAAATTTGACCAACAGTTTTAGTGGGGTTACTGTAGTTCATCGCTCAAACTTCTTTCCGTTGTGGGACATTGTGTGCTTCTTGTCGCGCCCACCGGAAGCCAAAAATTCGATATGTTCGATTCTATCTTCTATTTCGTCTTCTTGCTTTTTTGCTTCCATTAATTTTTTGGCGTTTTCTTCAGATTCGATGCGGCGCAAAACGTTTTCGGTGCCGTGTCGTACTGTGTCGCCATCAAACAACCAAGCAATAATTTTGTGTGGCTGTTTCATGTCTTCAGGCGACAGGAAACGCACGATATATTCTGGCATATTGTCCGGCTTATCGAGGATAGCCCAAGGCTTTTTCTTTTCCTCTGGGTCGGTACGGTTCTTTTCAGGGATGTAAACCAGCGAATATGTGGGCTTCAGGTCCTGCAAAATCTGGGCCATGTGCACATGGTCTTCGCTGATGAACTCTCCAAGATCAGAGTTCCATACTTGTGGGGATTGTCCTAGTGTAATAGTCATGGGGCTAGTTTAGCTTATTCGCCAGCTAAAGTACCCCAAGTCACCCCATCAGCGGGGATACCGGCATCACCGTTAACCCAAGTGCTGGAACTAGATTCGTACACAAGTGCTTGACCGTTGGTAGGAGTAGTAATGTCTGCCGACAGAATCTCCTTACCTGCGTTGTCAGAATAAAAGCGGTGCTCATAGTCTGCAAGGCTGAGGCCTTCAGGAAGTTCTGAGGCTGCTTGGTAAAAAACAAGTTTGTTTTCCATTATTTCTCCTAAAAATAAAGAACGCCCTGACCCCATTATAGGGCCAGGACGTTCTTTATGCGAAGCTTTAGGCTTCGGTGATGTCCGAGATCAGACCGTGGCTGTTACGACGGTCAGTACCAAGCTCGTGGTACTCAACCATGCGAGCGTAGTATGCGTCGTAATCACCACTGGCGTCACGAACTTGCTTCCACATCGAACCATCTTTGTCGATGAAGTGCCAGTCTTCGTCACGGTAATAAGTGAGCGCATCTTCGTTCACAAACCACTGCTTACCAATCGGTGCGTCGGGGTCAGCTACGACAGGGATTTCTCCACGGTCAGTAGTGAACGCGAGGCCAGAGAACCCACCAGTGAATTCCTGCGTGTTAACCGTCTGACGCAACTGCGAAAGAAGGTTGAAGTACGCACGGCGAACACCGAGCGACTGCAGGATAAGGGAGGTCGAACCACCCTTAACACGGATGTCATCTGCCATCTTAATCATCAGGCTCTCCGACAAAGCGCGTGCGGTTCCACCGTTAGCGTTAACGGAAGCTTTCCACTCAGGCTCAGTCGAGGGGTTGATGTTGTAGAGGGTACCGGAGTCGCTAATGATAGCGGCAAGACCAGTAAGCTCACGGTTACCACCAGCAGCCACACCAGAGCCCTTGCGGACAATGATGTCAGCAGAAGCAGTAGCGGTACCGGGAGTAGTCGTGAAGGTAACAGTGTTGGCACCAGCGGTGAGGTCTACAGAAGACACAATCAATCCAGTGTTGTCAACGGTGTTACCCGTCTGAGTGTCGACGACCATACCAATCTGGAACAGACGTGCATCAGCGACAGGAACGACAGCACCAGTGTTAGCACCAGTAGCAACGCCAATAGCACCGTTACCGGTACCGTAAATCTGGCGGTTCATGTCCTTCTTCAGGTCGTTCTTCAGACCCTCAACCTCGTTGTCCAAAGCCTTAGCAAAAGCTTTAGCATCGGTGTCAGAGAGGCTGATAGCCTGCCCGGTCAACTGAACTCCACCATAGGCGTATTTCAGTCCAACACGAGCTGCAGCGTGTCCTTGCTGACCGGGGGTCGGCAAAGCCTCGGACTCGAAACGAGATCCGATACCGCTGTTACGGCGTGTGTGAATGGGGAAAGTAACATACTTTCCACCAACTTCGTTGGTGACACCAGAACCACTGCGAGTAATACGCTTCAGAGCGACAATTTCGTCGCTCAGCTGCTCGCGGATACGTCCCTGGTACACCTCCTTGAGATATGACTCAATAGTTGCAAGGGTTGCAGCCATTTTATTTCCTTTCTGTAAGAAAGGAGATTAAACCTTTAGTTACCGGCCTTGTTCAAGTGAAGAAGCAATAAGACTTTGCACATCGTTTCTTGACAACTTTCCGAGCGGTTTAGCCTGTTGTCCACCAGGCATACCCCCCGAAGTGGGCAGCAATTTTGGGGCCGAATCTCCTGGTCGCGGTACTGCGCGAATTCGGTTTACTGTTTTATCGACATACTCATTAGCAACTTCTGACAGTTTTCCTGCCTTACCGCTACTTTGAAGTTGAAACGCCGCCCGCATCAAAACTTCCCGCACATCGTCCTCCGAAAAGTCCGGGTGTGCTTGCTTAAGTGCGCCGATTTCCTGTTCGAGTACGGAATCTGCTTCCTGCTGAACCCTTACCTGCTCCTGTTGGGCAAGAAACTGCTGCATTTGCTGCTGCTGTTGCTCCAACTGTGCCAAGCGAGGATCTTCAGGGGCTTCTCCGTGCTCATCTGTAGCTTCTTCATCTACCGCATCCTGCATTTCTTTAGCAGTTTCCGGTAGTCGACCATTTTGCTTTAGGAATTCACCTAGAGCGTTGTAGATAACTTCAGGTTCTGTGTCGAGTCTCTGAGCAATTGCAGAATAGTTCTGTAACTGTTCAGGTGATCCCAACCCAGAATATTCCTTAAGCTGTTGATTTAACGAAGAAATACGAGATTCCGCATTCTTGTCAAAATTCTTAAGGTCATCCTGAATGCTATGGAAGCTAACAGGGTCGAGTTTTGTACGCAAAGACTCCCAAGCGGGATTGCCTCCTGAAGAATCAACTTCGGGAGATGCTTCCGCTGTTTCTACTGGCCCTGAAGAATCCGACACTTCCGGTTCTGTGTCAATCTCTGTACCTGTAGGTTCGTCCATTTTGTACTCCTTATCGCCGTACCTCCCAGTGAGGCCCTAGCATTGTGGATTTAGTTTACTATATTTAGTTGTTATTTACACACGTTCTAAGAAAGAGCGTGAATTGCATACGTCAAATCGTTGTAAGTCATTTTAAGGACTTCAGCGTTTGTGTACGTGGTTGCGTCGATAGCCTGTAGCTCAGTCTTAAGTTGAGCTATCGTCTTACGACCATAGTTTCTTGTAGGACGGTACTCCATTTGAGGTACCGTGCTGGCAATAACATCAAAATCTGCCATAATTATACTCCTTGCGGTTGTTCAGGGGCCATATCGGGTACAGCCCCATTAGGTGCCATCATAGCACCTGCACCCATCTGAGGACCACCAATAGGCACTTCCATGTTATCCCCGCCAAGAGGGGGCCCACCCTCTTCCGTCCCATCACCAGGAATTGTTTGCAAGAACTGTTGCAACTGTTTCTGCTGCACAATCTGCTCGTGCATAGCCACGTGGTCTGCAAACTGCTGTTTAAGTTCGTCAGGCAAAATTTCGTACTCTTGTGACATACGGAACTTGTTATGCGTTTCAATATGGACTTCGTGGACATCAAAATCATCGACAGGGACGATCAGCGGTGTCGGCATGTTCTGCAACTCTTGCATGATCGTAGGATCAGCCATAGCCTCCGGCGGAATCTGAGTCATCAATTCTTCCATAGCCTGCTGGCGAGCCATTTCCAAAACATCTTCTGTAAGCATTTTCATTTTAATGTTTTCTCGTTGCGCTTTACGTTCAGCCACATTGAGAGTGTCCATAATTTTCTGTACCCCGCCAATTTCCAACATGCGAGCAGCCGCTGGCTGGTCAATGATGCCGACAGCAAACATATCCATCACACGAGCTTCTTGAGCGGCTTTAGACTTTGCAAAGCTAGAACCAGGCTCAATACGAATATCCGTACCCGAAGCAATATCGGCACCCTGCAACAACATTGTGTCGAAAGCACCATCAGCACCAATCGTGCGAATCTTCCGAGGAATGTCAACATACTGCACAAACAACTCAATAGTTTGTATAGCAATCTTTTCCACACCAGCCTCAATACTCTGGAACTGTGGTGTCAGATACTGGTTAGACGCTTCCTGCAAATAAGAAATAGCGGTACCGGAAGTAACACCCGGAGGTGTGTCACCACGCGACACTTCCCTTTCACCAGAAATATCAATCCAGTCATTCAAAATACGATCCTGCTGCTCCAAATAATATTGAGGCAGCGGCGACAAAGGCAACGGCTCAGGCGGTGGCATGCCAGGCTTGTACTGAATCACCAAACCAGGCTCATTCGTCAACTTAGATGGAACAATAGAACCCATTGGTGCGATCAGCTGAGGCTTAGCCATGCGACGTCCGGCTTCAGAAATTTCGGATCGCAACCCGTTGTATTCTTTCTGCAACTGTGACAAGTCGACAATGGGGCTATCTGCGTAGAACGTGGCTGTGGGGATGTGCTCAAACTTTGTAAACGGATACATGTTGTGCCCGTAAGGAAAACCGTCTTTGTACACGCTGATCAGAATGTCGTCGACAGTAACGATGACGCCACCTTCGGGCATAAGTTTGTGTGCTCCGGGCTTAATCCACGTTTCGTACACAATCACACTGTCAGGTGCTTTGTTGTGCCCCAAGTTCAAATAGGCTTCATCCAAAATTTGGTTGGCACTGGAAACGCTGGGAGACAACTTAATATCACCCAATTCTTTGGCGAAATAGTATTGTGCCCATTCGACAGTCTTTGTGTAAGCGTTAATAACAAAAGGTTGGTCTTCAATGTCTTGTTCGCGGATGTCGGGAACAAAAAGATGGAAGGGTGTGACGTGCCCGAACTTGATGTCCCCCATTTCACCAGAAACTTTGTCTTTACAGTAAGGGTCCCAATGTGTTTTTAGGAATCCGTTGCCGGTAACAATGGTCCACCACGTTGCGCGGGACATGTGCTGACGCAACTTTTTAGACTCACTAATTGATGTCCAAGCTTGTTCAGCGGCAAACGCAGCACGCTGATCGTCATCTTCAGACGATGCGGGGATAGCTTGCGCCGTTGGAAAAGACGACAACATTTTTGACATTTCCCAACGAACATAAGACCTAATACGGTTAATAGTTTTACGTTCGTGGTAGTAAGGCTTCCGAGGTGTAAACAACTTGTCTTTGTAACCGTCAGGAAAGTTACCGCGTGTCTGCTCAACCCAGTGATGCCCATAAAACATTGACATGTTGTGAAACCATTGCAGCTGTTTTTGAGAACGAGCAGTTTTAGCTTTAGTCCATTCAGACTGTACCCAAGCAACTAGCTTGCGGGCTTCTTCGCTTTCACGGTACTTATCAAGGTTCAGCCCGTCTTCGGGTAATTTAATTACTGTAGAACTCTGGGTCAACCCCGGTGAGTTCTGCGAATAACTGTCTGGCGTCTCGGGCATCTAAATCTTCTCCTGCTGCTAAATTCGGGTTTCGACTAGCAATTCTTTCCGCCTCAGCCTCGTCGGATGGGTCATAGTCCTGGTAACCACTATAATCTAAAGTTTGATTCATCGCTTGAATTTGTTGAAACGCTAGTGGATCGCTTGATGCCACCAGTGCTTGCGCTTTCTCGTTCAACTTCGCCAACGTTTGAACCGTCTTGTGGTTCTCCTGCTGCTGTGTCTGAAGAACCTGGGACTGCTGCGCCAGCAGATTGTCCACTACCTTCTGGTGCCAAAGGTACTGCAGCACCAGCAGTGTTAGTAGAATCAATGAGAACACGCTCGACAAAATTATTGACAACATCGTTTTTTAGCTCCTTAATAGCTTCGTTATAGCCACGGTCATACCATTCTTTTTCTTGTAGTTCGACAGAAACAGGTTTTGCTTCGTCGAATAGCCCGGCAAGCTGAGCCATTTCGCGGATAACGTCCACCGCAAGGTATAGCCGTCCCCGGTCAATTACTTTGGTGCTCATGTCAATACCGGTATCGATAAACGGTCCGACAGAAGTTCGTGTGATGTAACATACGCCGGGATCTTTAGCCGGTGCGTTTATTACTGAGTATCTACTGGTCATTAGTAATATCCTCCTATGACGGTAAGTCCGTCCTCATTCGTTGCTTTGTCTTCTGCGAACTCGACGTTAGGGTCTTCTCGCATCTTCAACAACAACTCCTCATACCTTAGCGTAGTTGGAGCTTCTTCGGAACCACTAGCGTCTACGTAAGGGGTCAGATCGGGCCTTGTCGTAGCAAAGTATCGTGCCGAGTCAAAAGCGTGATCATCCTTTTTGTGGACAACTTCCTGCTTATTCATCTCATACGCCATTTTGTCGGAACTATATGACGACCACCGCAGTTTCTTCATCTCACGAATAAAGTTGGGGCAGTTACGGGAAACAACCCATTTAGGCCTGTTTTTACCCCAACGGGTGTCACCACGAAGCCTCATGTACGCCTGCATTTTTTCAATACCTACCATCACGTCATGGGGTATGCCCTCAACGTTCACGTAAAGCCCGTGGAGGGCATATTCCTGAATAATGGATGTCCCAGTCACCCCGTTGCGTTGACGCATCGCAGGGTCGCCCATACGCTCTATAGAGTCGGGTTTACGCCCCCAGCTAAGCTCACGCTGCTTCACAACCTGTGAATGCTCCGACACAATCATATTTGACTGGTAATGCTCCGCAAACGTCACAATATCCCCGTTAGGCGATACAGCGTGCCACAACCAAGCCGTAGGGTTATTCAACCCATGATCCACAGACGCATACACCGACCAACCCTTAGGCACATCACCCGGACCAAAATCTACAAGATGTTGTTCCAAATTTTGGCTAAAAGTAGGAAAAACCAAACCACTGCGAGCAACAAAGTTGCCTTTTTCACGAATATCACGTTCCTCCTTATTCATACCAATCGTATAAAAATTCATGTCTTCCATTTCAGCCTGAATGTAAGGGTTCTGCTCAGCCGACAAAGTGAAAGTATCAATCCAATCAGCCCTACCCTCCTTCGCAGGCTCCCACAACAAATCAAACGTCCAACCCATCCCCTTTGTAGGGGTAGCCGCAATCACCCAAAACCCGTTGTAGTCGATCAAACGCATCATAGACTCGTTAAAAATATGCTGAGGAGGCTCCTCATCAAAGAAAATACCGTGGCGAGGCACACCACCCAGCTTCATCATGTCCATACCCCACGTCACAAAATCAATCGTCGACCCATTCTCAAACGTCAAAATATAGTTAGAAGCATCCCAACTTTTAGACCAGTCACCCTCCACCAGCCAAGACCTGGGAATCCATCGCTTCATTTTTGGCAAAATAATCTGCTCAATGCCTTTAGCGACATCGACAACAACAAACCTTAGCTGGATAGGCCCAGAACCCCATGAAGCAGGTCGCTTAAGATATGGATGAGTATTTGTAGCCCAGTAGATAGACTCAACGACCTCAGCGTCGGTTTTTCCCCCACGGTTACCTCCAGAAATAAAACGTCCACGAAATTCAGATTTATGGAACCGTAACTGCTCCGGGTAATCCTTTTCACCATAATTCAAAATGTTAGGTTGGTGAATACTTTGATCAAGCTCAGCAACAGCGAGCTGTAAAAGCTCGTTTGCTGTCGGTTGGCGTTGTCTAGAAGGCATTAGGCAGTAGAGTTATCGGTTGCTCCAAGACGTACAAGAATAGCATTAACCGACAACCTCCAAGCGTCCGTCGCACGCGAACCAGAAATCGTTTCATTAAGCAACAAAAGCTCCGAATCACCACCATCATGCGTATGGTCGCCAGGAGAAGCCTGGTTAGGGTTAGGGCCTAATGTGTGGTGCAAAGACTCTGCACGAGAATCCGCGTCACTATTAGTATGAAAATCAGCTACCGCCTGCGCGGTAGGTTTTGGGTTTTCGTCCTGAGTAAAAGTACTAGGACTATTATCGCCCGACAACATAGACATAAAGCCTCCTAAATAGTTCTCATTGTACTGCTTTGCACGCTTTTACTGCCACGCTGCCACTTACCGCAATCTTTACACTGATACCTGCGGTACTCAGCGGCACCCGTCCTCTCCGTACCACGCGAATGCAAATTACTTGAAGCACAACTAATACAAGCCTCCGGCTTACCATCATGCAACCCACGATTCGGGTGGTTCTTAATCCACGGCAAAAACTTCTCATACAAACCAATAAGAATGTTCACGTCCTGGATCTGGTACTTCTTCATCTCCCGCCAAGCCTTCTCATCACCCGCCATACACTTAACCCACAACTCAAACCCACTATGTTTAACCTTCGCCCCAATACCCAACTTCTGAGCAACATAATCAAGTTTGTTAGAAGGAAACTTAAACCGTTGCCTAGACGTCCTCAAAAGGTCAATATCTTTATGCGGAGAAGGAGGCAACATGTCGTTCTCAATAAACTCACGATACAAATGCTTCGCATCAAACCCGGCAGAGTTCCAACCCACCACAGCATCTGCCTCATCTAAAAGCTCATGTATAGCTTTAAGCATCTCAACTTTACCGTCGTGATGAATTGAGCTAAACTGAACCTTCCGCTGTCCATACCAGCGGGCCCCAAAACAAATAACTTCTGTCGAATCAACTATTTGACCGAGAGAAATGTTTTGGTCCCAAAGGCCCCACACGTAAGCCAGGTTTGGCGAAGTTTCAAGGTCAAGGAAAAGTATTTTCATTGTCGTCCTTAAATAGGTTAGGGACAGCTTAGCGTGGATTGGAGACCATTGCATGAATGAAAACGATGTTGTCGGAGGCTACGCCTGCCCCATAGATCCGATGGAAGCATTAATGTGCGACAGTTGCCAATAAAAAAGGCCCCCGATTGGGGGCCTTTTTCAGTTATAGCTATTTACCGTCGGGGGTAAGGTTAGGCACAGCCCAAGTAGAAAAAGCTGTGAGTGCTGCCAGGATAAAAGTAATCCATCCTTGTGCTTCCGCAGGGATAATTTCAATTCCTAGTTCGGTGGTAAATCCGCTGATTGCTACAAGGACGCTTCCGACACCCGCAATGATTGCTTTGGAGTAGGCCTGTGCTTGTTTTAAGTTAAGTACAAATTCGTTCATTAGAATTTCCCATCGTTAATGTATTTTTGTAGGGCTGAAATAGTTAGTTTACCGGGGAGCCCATCAATTTTACCAGCATAATATCCTTCTTTACGCAAAATGGTTTGCTGGGCTTTCCACGTGCTTTTACCAAGTTTGCCGTCTTCGACCAGTTTGGTGGGCGTCTGTTCCGCGAAGTGTGGTGCCGGGTCAGTGTCGCTGCCCCATTTGCGGGAGGTTCTTACTTCGAGGTGGAGGTGGGGTCCTGTGCTGGCACCGGTTGATCCTGACAAATATATTTTGTCGCCGGCTTTTACTTTGTCGCCTTTGTTGAGTGGTGTGCGGTGTGCCCCGTGGTAGTAGACGGTGTAGAGGTCGCGTTGGTGTTCGATGATGACGACGTGTCCTCCGCCTTTGGGTGACCATCCGATGTGTACGATTTCTCCGTCTCCGGCTGAGAGTACGTCGAAGGTGCCGCCGAAGTCTGTGCCTCTGTGCATGGCACGTTTTTTGGTGATGGGGTGGATGCGCCAGCCGTAGGGTGAGGTTACGGGGCGTCCTGGGGCGGGGTTATGAAGTTTCATTAGTTGCTCCTCCCGTGAAAGTTGAACACAAAAACATGACGCCCCCAAAACACATCAACCGTAAAGTGCCCGAACCTCTGAAGCAAAACACCCCACTGTCTTGTACCGCCCACCTGAGGATGGTAGTGGATGTAGTGGACTCTCCCGAACCCGAGGTTTAGGTGCCGGTCTTTTCTGCC